TACTTTATTCGTGGACATTTTGTTCGTGTTGCAAACCAAAGATTGGTTCTAGACAAATATACTAACACACCATCTTATCGTGTTGGACTTACTATTACAGAAACGCTGGAGACACCAGAAGAAGATACTTCATTGTTGGACAATGCACAAGGAACTTCTAACGTAAATGCAAAAGGCGCTCATAGACTCAAGTTTACATTAACACTTTCCAAACTTTCACTTACCTCTACTGCTGACGAAAACTTTGTTGAACTTATTCGTGTGGATAATGGTATCATCAAAGAGAAAGCAAGAAACACAGAATACTCAGTTCTAGGAGACACACTTGCTCGTAGAACTTATGACGAATCTGGTGACTACACAGTTCGTGATTTTCAAATCGACATTCGTGAAACTGCAAACGATGGTCTCAACAATGGTATCTATGCTATTGGTGCAACTACTGATGATGGTAATGTTGCTTCTGATGACTATCTCTCAGTCCAACTATCGCCTGGTAAGGCATATGTTCGTGGATATGAGATTGAAACAGTTTCCCCAAAATATATTGATGTTCTTAAACCAAGAACATTTGAGAACTACAATGCCGCTGTAACGCCCGTTGAGGTTGGTAACTATGTTGTGGTTGATACCGTTCATGGACAACCAGAACTTACACCTCTTATCTCTGGTGAGATTGATCAACCATATCGTGAAATTGCGTTGATGGATACTCAAACTGCATCTCGTGGAACTGCAAGTGGAACTAAGATTGGTTTTGCTCGTGCAAGAGGGTTTGAACACTTTGAAGGTAACACTGCAAGTGGAACAGATATTCTTGCTGGTTCTTCAACCACAGATACAAAATTCAAATTATATCTTTTTGACATTCGTATGTTCACTAATGTCACATTGTCTGGAACTCCAGGCTCTGGACAGTTATCACAAGGTGACAAAGTTACTGGTGTAAACTCTGGTGCATATGGTTATGTCTCTTCTTCAACCTCTGGTTCATCACTTGTTCTAACTTCTGTTGTCGGAACATTTACCGTTGGTGAAGAAATCAAATCTACTGGAAGCACTGCTTCAGATGAAGTGGTTGATGATAATGCAACCGCTGGTTCTGGAACAGACTTAACAATCTCAGCAGTTACTCCACAAGACTTTTCTTCTGTCAAACAAGTATACATGGAAGATCCAGATACAGGTGATGCAGACTTCTCTGCTGACGTTGTTCTTAGTAACACAATTAATCTTGCTGGATTGGTTTCATATACTTCAAGTACAACAGTCAACGGTTTCCAAACTGATTTTGAAACAGAAATTAAAGTTGGTGATATTATTTCTCTTCCAACTGGTGCCGCTGGTGCATTGGAAGAAAGAAGAGTTACTGCTGTAACAGATAATACAACACTAACTGTTGCTTCTGCATTTACTAATGCTGTTACTTCTGTAACTGCAACTAGATTAAGAGCAGGACTTACAGATCAAAACAAAAACCTTCTTCTTAGAAAATTACAGAAGAGTGGTATCAAAACTCTCAAGACAGAAAACAATGGTGGAGTTTCAGATACTTCAGTTGTTATTCGCCGTTCGTTTGAGGATGTATCCACAGTGGGTGGACAAGTTTCATTCTCTGCTGGTGCAAACGAAACATTCAATTCAGTTTCAAATGAGGACTATGTTCTCGTTGTAATTACTGCTGGTGGTGGTACTGCATCTGATGGTGATATCATTAACCTCAGTAGTTCTAATGTAACAGTTGCTGGTGCTGGAACTAACTCATTAACAATCACATCTTCTTCACTATTAGGAAACGCTGCAGAAGTTCGTTTGATTGCAACACTCACAAGAACAACTGTCAACGAAAAGACTAAGACAAGAAATCGTATGAAGATGGTTCTTGTGGACAACGATGGTATCGGTGGTGGTGCTGAATATGGAACATCAGCACATCATAAAGAGATTTCACTTGGTGTCGCAGATATTTTAAAGGTTCATGCAATCTATGATTCAGAAGATTCATCTACTGATCCAGTTCTTCCACAATGGACGGTTACTGGTGCAACTGGTTCGTTCACTAAAGGTGAATTGATTACTGGTGCAACTTCTGGTGCGATTGCTCGTGTTGTTAATCCTATTTCACCAATCACATTTGTTCCAGTTAATGGTGCAGACTTCCAGGCTTCAGAAACAATCACTGGTTCTGAAAGTGAAGAGACTGCAACACTAGATACATTTACTGCTGGTTCTCGTGATGTTTCAATTAACTTTACAACTGATACTGGACAAAGAGATAACTTCTACGATATTGGTCGTATAGTTCGTAAGTCTGGTGCTGCAATCCCATCTGGCAGATTGCTCATAGTCTTTGATAACTTTGATCACGGTTCTGGTGACTTCTTTACGGTTGATTCTTACAGTTCAATCACATACAAAGAAATTCCAACCTATACTGCTACTCGTGTTGATCCAGAGGTTGCAGAACCTACTGGTGAATATGATTTAAGAAATACTGTTGACTTCAGACCTCGTGTTGGTGATGCAACAACAACCTCATCAACTATTCAGTCTCAACCAGCAACTAAAGTTACGTCTATGTCGTTCAACTTTGAGGATAGAAGTTTTGCTGGAACTGGTTCGTCAACTATTGATATTCCAAAAGATAACTCCAACTTCCTTTATGACTTCGACTTCTATGTTGGTCGTATTGACTTGTTGTATCTAACTCCACTAGGAGATTTCAAACTTGTTAAAGGTGCTGATGCAGAGATTGCTTCACCACCAAAAGGTTTGGATGATGCAATGAAGATTGCACAAATTAATCTCAACCCATTTGTCAAGACTGTTGATGATGCAAACTTTATTAAAGTCAACAATCGTAGATATACAATGCGTGACATTGGTAAGTTGGAAACTCGTATTAACAATGTGGAATATTATACTGCATTGAATATGCTTGAGACATCTGCACAGTCTACAGAGATTACAGATGCAAACGGATTGAACAGATTTAAGTCTGGTATTCTTGTTGATAACTTTAGAGGACACAAAACTGGTGATGTTCAACATCCAGATTATCGTGCTGCGATTGATATGGAAAATGCAGAACTTCGTCCAAAGTATTACATGAAGGGTGTTACTCTTGTTGAAGAGAATATTACAGATGCAGACAGAACAAACGATCAGTATCAAAAAACAGGGGATATTCTAACTCTTCCTTATGCACATAAAGTTACTGCATCACAACCATATGCAACCAGAGTTGAAAACCTCAACCCTGTTCTAAACTTTGCATGGGCTGGTATTTGTGTATTGTCACCATCTGGTGATGAGTGGTTTGAAGTCAATAAACTTCCAGACATTATCATCAATAGAGAAGGTAACTTCGATACGGTATTTGCACAGAACAGAAACGCAATCGGAACTGTTTGGGGTGCATGGCAATCACAGTGGGGTGGTCGTGTTACGACAACAACTCAGACTGTTCGTGAAACTAGGTTCATCAATCTTGGACAACCAAGAGGTCGTGCGGTTCTAGAAAGAACAATCGTTCAGGCAGAGAATGGTGGCCCAGTATTCAGAAGAGGTGTAAACACTCAAGTTATTCCACAGATTGATGTAGAATCACAAGGAGATAGAGTTATATCTCGTGCATTGATTCCTTTTATTCGTGCAAGGAATGTTACCTTTACTGTTACAGGTATGAAACCTTTGACAAAGGTATATCCATTCTTTGATAAGACAAGAGTATCTGCATACGTTACTCCAACTGGTGGTTCTGCTGGTGGTGACTTGATTACGTCTGCCGCTGGTAAGATTTCTGGTATCTTCTCAATTCCAGACCCTAACACTAGAGGTAATCCTCAGTTTAGAACTGGTGATCGTGTATTCAGATTAACATCTTCAGTAACAAATGCAACGACTCCAGAACCAGAAACATTTGCACAGGCAACATATTCTGCAACTGGTATCTTGACAACAACACAAGAGACATTTATTGCAACTCGTAATGCAAGAGTGGTAACTCGTTCAGTAGAAGAAACTGCTAACTCTGGTATCATAAGACAAAGAGTTGTTGGATGGTGGGATCCGCTTGCACAGTCATTTATGCCTCAAGAAGAAGGTGGTGAGTTTATCACTAAAGTTGATGCATACTTCTCACAGAAGGATGAGGACTTGCCAGTTACTTGTCAGATTAGAGAGATGAGTAATGGATACCCTACAACAAAGGTTCTTCCATTTGCATCTAAGGTTTTAGAACCTGCTGACGTAAGTATTTCTGATGATGCTTCAGTTGCAACAACATTTACATTTGATGCTCCTGTCTATGTAAAGAACGGAGTAGAATATTGTATTGTTCTACAAACAGATTCAAACAAATACTTTGCATGGATTTCTCGCATGGGCGAGATTGATGTGGGTGGTTCTCGTATGGTTTCAGAACAGCCTTACTTGGGTGTTCTCTTCAAGTCGCAGAACAATACTACTTGGACTGCATATGACTTTGAAGATTTGAAGTTCAATCTTTATCGTGCTCAGTTTGATACATCTAAGACAGGAACGATTACTCTAAACAATGATGTTCTACCATCAAAAACTTTAGAGGCGAATCCAATCAGAACTATCAATGGACAGTCACTTGTTAAAGTTACACATCGTGACCATCATATGTATGATACAGATAATAACGTCACTATTGGTGGGGTATCTTCTGGTATTGCAACAACACTTAATGGTGCAATCCTTGCTGCTGGAACAAGTCTTATCCTTACAAGTTCTTCTGGTTTCCCTTCTTCTGGAACGGTTACTTTGAAAGTTGGAAGTGAAGTTGTTTCGGGAACAATCTCTGGAACAAATGTTACTTCACTAACTCGTGGAGTAGAAGGTTCTGCTGCAGATCATTCTGATGGTGCTGCAATCGAACTCTATGAATTAAATGGTATTCCTTTGACAGAAGTGAATAAGACACATAACGCTATTGCAAATATCGGTATTGACTCTTATACTGTTTCCACAACTGCCGCTGCAAACGCAGACGGAACTGGTGGTGGTTCTAGTGTAACTGCAACTGAAAATGCTCAGATGGATGTTATCCAAACTCTTGTTCCTACAATTGAATTGCCTGACACATCATTGTCTGCAAAGGTAAGAACTACTTCTGGTTCTTCACCAGACGGTTCTCAACAGTCCTTCACTAAACAGACACTATCACAGGCATTGAATATTCCTATCGGTGAGGATTATCATTTTGCAAATCCAAAGATTGTCGCTTCTGGTTTGAACGAAACATTGGAACTTGCTGGTGATAAATCATTCAACCTTATCTTTACAATGAATTCTGATAGAGACAACTTGTCTCCTGTTATCGACTTGGATAGAAAGTCAGTTATTGCAATCGCAAACCGTTTAGATAATATCGACAGTTCTGCTGATGTATATCCAACTACTGATTATGTTCAACCAACAGAACCAGATGGTGATAACACAGAGGCAGTTTATGTAACAAAGAAAGTTCAGTTGCAGACTCCTGCTACTGCAATCAGAACATACTTGGATGCAGTGAAGTTTGATACTGCTGAAATCCAAGTGATGTATAAGATACTTCGTTCTGATGACGCATCTGAATTTGATGAGATTGGTTGGGAATATTTTAACACAACTGGAACACCAGATACGAATGTGAACGCCTCTGTAAATAATGAGGACTTCATTGAAAGACAATATACAGTTGAAGGACTACCAGAGTTTATCGCATTCGCAATCAAGATTCGTATGCAAGGAACAAACACTTGTGAAGTTCCTCGTATCAAGGATCTAAGAGCAATAGCATTGGCAACGTAAGATGAGTGAACTAATACAAGTAAAAGACCATCCCGATTTGGCAAGAGACACACAATCTCATGCAATAGTCAATACAAATATGGCAGCATATCAAGCGGCGGTAGAACGCTCTCGTGCTGCACAAAAACAAAGAGATGAACTAAGGGATGCAGTAAGAGATATAAATAACTTAAAGTGTGAAATGCATGAAATTAAGAATCTTTTGTTGCAACTAGTGGATAAGAAATAATGGCAGATCGTAACGCACCAGCAAGTTTTACTTTTGAAGAGTGGAGAGTTGAGTTCAATGAACTGGCAACTGATGTCGGTGATATTGCAAACCTTCCTGCTACTGTCAATGGTAACGCAGTCACAGATGTTATCGAAGCAATCCAAGAGTTGGAAAGTGGACTAAGTTCTGTTCTCTTTCCTACAGTGATTGACTTTGATGATTCGACTGGGCCTGCAAGTGAAAGAATTAAGTTTGG